CATCTCTTGCAATCGACACAGCAAACACCGCAGCCATCGCATACTCAACAGCAATGACAAAGAACGAAGGCCAGTCAGCCTCATCAGCACGATAGATGTAGTCCGCCACCAGCTCATCATTCTCGCTGGCATCGCAGAACACCTTGTCGCCATAGGTGTCATACTTGATCGGATGGTCGCCCACCGTCACAGCAGACAGCATCAGCAGGTCACCGGGTAGCTGATACGCAGCGTCAAAGCGACCAGTCGGTGCAGAAACCACCCGGTTCAACACAGCCTGTTTCGTGGCAAACCGCCAACGCGAGTTGGTCAGAGCAGTGCGAGCAACATCCTCATACATTGCATTGGCGACATCGGCCTGAGCCGTGCCATCCTCGAATGAAGAAATACCCTCTTCCCCGATAAGGATGAGGGCGCGCGAGCTTACCTTGATTGGCGTGTTTGCTGGCATAGCGGGTTAGGGGGGCCGAAGCCCCCCTACTCCTTAGTCGCTGTCGGTCTCGGCAATGGCAGTGCCATCCGAGACATCGACCACACCGGAAGCGTTCGACAGCACGGAGACGAGGTGAGTCGTCGGAGTGCTGGTGTCAGCCACGATGATCACGTCACGAACACTCAGCATGTTCGAAGCGTCGTTGAAGTAACCGGCAGTGTTCACGTCAGCGATTGCATCCTCGGTGGTGTAGAACCACAGATCAGCATTCGATGCGCCACCAATGCGGGTCAGTCCAGCAGCAGAGAAAGCCATGAGTCATCCCCCTCAGTTGTTGTCGAGGAGTTCGTAGACGCCGTTACTGTCAATGACAGTTGCGCCCATCGACATCATCGACGTTGCAAGGTGCGACACCTTCTCTGCCACATAGTTAACTTCGGTCTGAACGTCCGAGTTAATGCCGAGGCCCACAGCGGTGGTGTGGTAGGCAAAGTTCTTGCCGCCCGCGACCGCCGAGGTCGAGAAGATTTTGAAGCCCAGAAACTCCTTCATGGTCATGCCACCAGCGAAGGGAAGGTTCTGCGGGCCAACGTAGTCCGACGATGCAAACTCGTTGATCGCAAACAGGTCAGCAAAACCTGCGGGCGACATGGCGATGTAACGCTGGCCATCCTCGGGGATGTCAGCCTCACCGAACGTCTGGAAGGTCAGCAGAAGGTCTGCCTTTTCCAGTGCCGAGCTGGTGTCGTGGATTTGGGTTGCGTTCGCACCCGCGTCCATCGCCGTGGTGATCAGTTCATCGGTCTTGCGACCCAGAGCAGCAGCAGCCGATTGGGCCACAGCCTGACGCTCGTTGATGTTGATCTTCAGCTCGTCCAGCTTGTCGATGTATTCGGCTGCATAGTAGTCAGCCATCGTCACCTCGGCGTAGGTGTGCGTCAGCTCCATCGGAGTGACGTTACCGTTGCGAGACTTGGTGGAGGCAGAGCCAGTGCCGATCTTCTGGAATCGCGCAGTCGAACCCGTCACATTGGTCGAGCGGATGGTGTTCCGGAACTTGGAACCCATGCGCTGATACGCCATGTGAACTTCGGTTTCGAACTGCTTGATAAAGGCTTGGTCGATAGTGTTAGCCATTTTCACAGTCCTGAGTTGAAGTTTTCCTACGGGTGTCCGCTTTCATCCTCGGCGCAGGTGTCCTTCTCAGGGCTGCTCAGTGAAGCACGGGCCGTTGGCCGAAAGGTATCTCATAATCGACTTCTCCGCAACAGCGGACAAATCGAACCATATGCGCTCCATTATGAGTGAACTCGAACTCTGGCTCAAAGCCAAGAAACGCCAGCCATTGCATGATGGAATGGTTCTTCGCCCAGACATCACACACCAAGGTGGTGTATGCGTCATGGTAGACATCCATCAGCTCTTCCGAAGCGCGAGCAAAGTTAATGAAGTTATGCCGCATATCCTCTGAGAACAGCGACCAGATTAGGCCCTTACCGCGCATATCCACAATGCCGGTGATGGCCAGAACCTTGTCATTCTTCAGAACAGCAAACGACCCATGATGATTTGTCACGCCAAGAAGCGCCGCAATCGGGTCTTGCTTGTAGACAGTGGCAAACTCTTCGACGTTCTCCTTGCTCATCTTGAACTGAAGAACATGCTCCTCCTTGAGGCTGACAACCCGAAGGCCGCGAATCTCAAAGTCAGCGTCCGTAAAGTTTTGCAAAGCCTTGGTCCACTTCCTTGATGAAGGCGGGGTCGCGCTTGGCCGGGTTCCAATATCGCTCATCGCTCATCATCTGACGCAGCGAGTCTTCGCTCATGCCGCCAGCAGATGCGCTACCCTCAGAGTAGCCACCATCCTTCACGGCTTCCATGATTGCCTCAAGCGCAAGGATGCCCTCGTGCGTTTCGCACATCCGCTCAATGGCGGGCAGCGCCTGCTCAGGGAAGAACTTGTTGGCAAACGCAGAAGCCGCATTGATGCGCGTGGATGCATTCTCACCGAGCTTCTGAGTCTCAGCCTCTAAGTCAGGCTGCGAGCCTTGAGACGCATTGAGATACATCTCGATGCCCTTCTCAAACTCCTTCTGAGAAAAGCCGTTCTCGAACGAATGCTCGGCCCACCAAGACAGAAGGTCGCTGTCCACCGCACTAGCTTCGTCCACATAGTCGGGAAGCTGGTAGTCGCCCTTGTCAGCAGGACGCTCAGAGAAAGCCTGCTCCTCAAGCTCCTTGACGATCTGCTCTCGCAGCGTCTCTTCCTTCGCACCAATCTTGGACTCAAGCTCCTTGTAAGCCTTGGCCAAGTCTTCCGGCGTCTTATACTTCTCAGGCAACCACTCCGGGCGCGGCGGCTCTTGGTCCTCCGCTACGACAAAGTCCCGCTCTTCAGCAGGTTGCTCAGTGGCGGGCGCCTCCTCAGCAGGCGCTTCCGCATTTCCAATCAGGCTATCACTCACCGCTCTTGCTCCTCTGTCCGTGCGCAATCCTGCGCTCAATCAGGCCAACGAGATAACGCTGGCCCTCCATGTGCATCAGCTCGTTCGGGGTCACGGCAGGCCCATTCACCATCTCAATCGTTACCGACCGAAGATAGCGAAGAACCTCCCGCCCCGTGGGCGAGCCAAAAATCTCTGCAATGTTCTGGCTGATTTGCTCATCAGCCTGCGCGCTGCGCTGAAGGCCGTCGATGCCAATGTTAACCTTGGGGGGCAAGCTGTTGCATCCCTTGCTGTTGCGCCATTTGCTGCATCATCTGCATCATCTGCTCACGCTCTTGCTGGTTGCGAATCAGACTCTCAGGAACCCCAAACTTCTTTGCCAGATGCACAGAAGTCTCCTCCTGATTCACCAGCAGGTTCAGCATCTCAGGGCCAAACGTGCCGCCAATCAACTGAAGGAACCGGGCAATCGAAGAGATGTCCTGATTCGCCTGAGCCTGAGCCAGCGGCGAGACAGACTTGATCTTGACCTCACGGCCATTGACGGTAGGAACCTCAATGCGGCCCTGCTTCTTGAGGATGTAGATCACCCTCTGAAGCACGGGCTGCACGAGTTCCACCTGCAAGCGACCGAACGCAGAACCCATCCGGCGGGACAGGTCAGCCATGCGCTCAGCAATCTCAGTCGCAGTCGCAGGGGTTTTGTCAGGGTCGCCCAGCATGTCGTTGTAGAGCGCGCGTTTGATGTTGAGCCGCATATCACTAAGAACAAGCTGGGCGACATCGAAGCGACCAGCAGCGTTGATAGGCTGAAGCCCGGAGCTACCCATCGCCTTGGGAATGATCGAACCCGGCACCAACTGAATGGTGTCAGGGTTAATCACCCCATCATCTTCCATCTGGTAGATGCCAGAGATCGACATCTGCGCGTTCTCAAGAATCAGCTCCACCGTCAGGTTGGTGGTCTTGATTGCAGACAGAGCATTGAGAAGCGGGCCGCGCCCATACTTCTCACCAGCACACTTCGACCAGCGGAAACAGACAAACGGGTTCGAGCCAATGCCGCGCATCTTGCGCTCATACAGCACCGTCTCAGTGTTCATGCAGATGGCATAGCTCTTGTATGCCTCTTCGTTTTTCACCGAGTAGTCGCGGCACACCAGCTCCAACACAGTCGTTGTGTCGTTGCTTGCCATCTTCGACGTAATCTTCGGATCAAACGTGGCCTTGGGATACAGGATCGAAAGCTGATCGTAGCGGACGTTCTTCCGCTCACGATACACATGGTCGATCATGTCGTCGGGGCCAGTATCCAGAACCACATGTGGAAGCGGGATTGCGGAGAAAACGACCGGCTTGACCGAATCGCCCTCTTCGACAGCCAGCACCCCAGTGCCAACGGCAAGGTCCATGAACGACTCATGCACCTCCTGAGCAAAGTTCGAGTTCTGGATTACCTCGAACACATACTCGGTGACTTCATCCAGCGCCTCGTCAATGCTCTCCCGCTGATCGGGCGGCACCTCGGAGCCAGACACCAAGTCAGACCAGCGCGCAAAGTTCGGGACCAGACCAGACTGAAGGCGGGATGCAAACTCCTGCACACCCACCACAGCCGTCTCATCGAAGATCTTTTCGTCTCGGCGCTGGCCCGGAGTCTCGTAGTAAAACGATTCCCGCTGGGGAAGCGCATACTCGTAGCACTCTTCGAACAAAGGCACCCAGTTCTCCCGGTATGCCTTCGCCTTGTTGTATCGCTCAAGATAATACTTGGCGACGTTAGAACCTGCTTGCATAGCCAGAACCACCAGACATCGAAGTGAACAGCGAGCGGCGACCAGCGCCACCGCGACGACCGCTTTGGATGGTGCGGCTGCTCAGAGCTGCGCTCACATCCTCTTCCTTGGTGCGGGCGCGCTCTGCCAGCTCAGCCTGCTTTTGCTCTTCAGCAGCTTCACGCTGCGCTCGCATAGCGGCACGCTCTGCCGCAGAAGGTCCAAAACACATCGTCTATCTCCTTAGCGACGTGACCAGAGGCTTTGCTTTCGTTGCGTAGGCTTCCGGTCAAAGACGTTGAAGTTGCTCTTTGCAACAACAGGAATAGCAGGTTTCTGCGAATTGAGCAAAGCCCGGCCCTCACCAGCGCCCAGCATCATGTATTGCAGCGCGTCATGCACATGCGAATACATGTTCTTGTCAGGCTTGTCAGCGTATCTTTCACCGCTGACCTCCATGCGTTTGTAGGCATAACCACCCTCGAAGCCTTTGATCAGCATAGAACAGCGGCGGTCGATGAGAAATCCGGGCTTGCCCTCTACCATCTTGTTCAGCTGCGCAGACACAGCCTCAAGGCGCAGGTCCACAGAGTTAGACGCAGCAGGGAACGCGCGCAGCCCAGCGCCTCTGAGAATCTGGAACGGCGTAGACTCGTCAGTCTGAGCGCGGAAGTCACCAGCAGGGTCGCCATAGATGATCACCTCAGAGCAAGCATGGAAGCGCGTAGAAAGCTCTTGGCGCAGCACCTCGGCAAACCTGACGATGCCCATATCAATCGCCACGATCTCAGCCTGCACCAGCCACCGGCCCCTGATCTTTTGGCCAAAGGTCGCAGAAGGGGTAAGCCCGAAGTCGAGGCCAACATAGACTGGAAGCCCAGCCGCAATGGCCAGCTCTTCCTTGGCGATGTGGGCTTCTGCTGAGAAGGAAGGATAGACGGGTTTTCCCTCCTGAACCATCCCGAGACGGTTCATCACATACACATCAATCCATGACTTCGTCTTACCCTGAATCAAGTTCGGGTAGTAGGACTTCATCATGTTCTTGGAGTTCTCGGCATCCTTGTTGGG